ACTTTTTTACAGAACAAGATTTGGATAAAATATTGGTAAAATCTGGTGAATCATATTTATATTATAGAAATAAGTTTATTTATCAGTTTCAGGAAGAGATAAATAAGATTTACAAAAAGATAAGTATCAATAAAGTTATTAATGATATAAAGAAACAAATATAAAGGAGTTAAAATGAGTACAAAACCACAAAGACAGTTCCAACAGCCACGACAAGCACAACCACAGGTAGATTTATCGAAAGCAGATACCGTACGGTGTGATGATCCTGAATGTAATAATGTGTTGTTTATACAATCCACGATAATAAAAAGATTATCAGCAATTGTATCACCAACAGGAAAAGAAGCATTAGTACCGATTGATGTTTATAGTTGTGGAAATTGTGGAAAAGTTCCAAAGACAATGTTACAAGGAACTGGTTTAGATTTAGATAGTGATACATAATTTTGTATTACAAGATAGATTTAAGTAATTACGAACCAAAAGAAGTTCAAAAGTATCAAGAGTTTACAAACTACAATGATATTCATTCAGAACAGATACAAGTAGTATCAGAAGAGTTAGATAACTTCAAAGATTCATTTGGACGGCCTTGGAAACAATGGGATTTAACGGAATTAAAACAAAGATTAAAAGACAATTGGACATTTTATTTAACTGAGTGTGGTTGGTGTTTTATAGATTGGAATAGAAAATATCCTTATTTATGTAATCGTTATATAATGCCAGAATATAGAAACAAAGGATTGGGAAGTGATTTAGTATGGTTGAGATGTAATGAAATCGTTAAACAAGGGTATAATTACGCATCAATTAAATTAGAAGATTGGAATACACCAGCATTATCAGTTATGAAAGAAAATATTTTTACAGAAATAAAAGGAATATGATATTTATAAGTGTATACAAACTTCCAAATTAAGGATATAAATTATGGCAAATTATGATTCAACAATATATAGTGGTTCTTTACGAGACAAAAGTTTAGAAGTTGCTAATCTTTTTACTCAAAGTGAACATTGGATTGGTGAGCAAACCAATGAGGGTATTTTGGGTATGTATGATTGGATGGCACACGATGGTGATATATATTTAGCAGAAATAAATACTCATTTACGAATGAGAAATATAGATACTAATTGGGTAGATTTTGATGCATTAAATACTTTTTTAGGTAGTGGTGGTTATAATAAACTTTGTGTTGTTTGTGATAATACTGAAGTTGGAGCAAAACCACAAGATGGATTTTTAACACATTTGAGTTCAAGTGTATCTTCTGCTGATATAGAATATGAGAAAATATTAGTAGACCCATATCCAGTTGTTATCCCAGAAATTTCTTCATCTGATTCAAATGTTTTTGTGATGAAAATTGCATTTGATACTAATAATTCAATCTGTACTTATTCTGGAAATAAATATTATTTTAATAATTATGTAAGCTCTTCTGGATTGTATAGTTATCAACCAAGAAAATATACAGATTTACCAGCAGATTTTAGTAATGGAGCAGGTGTTCCAGATGTTGTGGTGAAAATACCCAATGCAGATTTAAAAAGGGGTAATTACTTTTTTGATTTGAATGATGCTACTACGGGTTCACTTTCAGATTATGTTGATTTAGGATATGTAGTGGAAGAATATATTGTTCCAGATACACTTGTAGGTTCATTACAAACAGATGTTATTCGAGGGTTGGTTTTACACACAACTGCTTCAAGTGTTTACTTAACTTCAGATTCATCTGATTTAAGAGGATACTCATGTAGAAAAACACCAGTTGTTAGTGGTAGTAATCAGTATAAAATAAGTTATGCACATAACCCTGATACTTTTATAACGGGAACACCAATTAGAATGCATGATGGTAGTAGTAAAGATATTGAAGATATTCAAATTGGAGATATTGTACAATCTTATAATATTCCTGGACAACCAGAAGATACAGCAGGCCCATTTCAATTAAGTAATATGTGGAGTTGGACAACTTCATCTATAGAAAATGCTGAACTTACAAGTTCAGTTGTAACTGGATTTAGTAGTGATGAATTAGATAAATATTATCTTATTAATAGTTCATATAAAATAGGAACTGGGGCATCACTTTTTATAAAATCAGGTTCAGAGTATAGTTTTAAAATGCCTGAATATGTTGAGACTGGAATGAAAATTTTAAGTAGTTCTGAAGAGGAAATTAATATAGATAGTATATCGTTAGTAAATGAAAAAACTACTTTTTATTCCTTAGATGTTGAAGAGATTGATACATACTTTGGTTCAGACATTCTTGTTCATAATTTACCACCATGTTTCGTTGGTGGAACTCAAATTCAAATGCATGAAGGAGTAAAATCTATTGAAGAGGTAGAGATAGGTGATATTGTTAAATCATTTGATGTAGGAACAAGTTCAGTTGTTGATTCTAAAGTAACAAAAACATATGTACATACTGATAGATATTATATGATTTTAAATGGAAATATTAAAACTACTTCTGTTCATCCATTTTATATTGATGGTAAGTGGGTAGAGGCTGGTGATTTATCAATTGGTGATAAAATACTTCATGTAGATGGATTGGAACATACTATTGAAACTATTGAGTTGAGTGATGAACAGGTTACTGTATATAATTTTGAAGTAGATGGAACACATAATTATTATGCTGAGGGTTACTTAGTGCATAATAAATAACTTTAATATAAAGTAATGGTTTTAAATAAAAAAATTCTATATGTGAATGGTTGTAGTTGGGTTGAGGGAGATGAACTTAAATTTAAAAAGAAATCGAGATTTAGTCATTTATTATCAGATGAATTAAATTTAAAAGAAATAAATTTGGCAATATGTGGTTGTAGTAATGAGACAATCATAGTTAATACTATGAAGTGGATTTATAAGAATCAAAAACTTCTTAATGAAACGATATTTATTGTAGGATTTACTGCTGAAAGTCGTTCTAAATATGATTGGGAAATGTATGATATAATTTTATTTCAGGCATTTTTACAATCACTTGGAGTAGAACACATATTATTTTTTTCATTTGGTAAAACACAAAAAGATTTAAATATTAATAATTTTACAGACAAAGCTTTTTATGAGGTTATAACACAAGATAAAAATAGTTTAGATGAGGTTTTTTGTGAAAATGGACATCCAAATGAAAAAGGACATAGAATTTTTGCAGATTATTTAAAAGGATGGATAGATGAATCAGAATAATAATTGGCAGTGGTATATGAGTAAACCAGATTTTCTCACAAATGATGAGTGTGATGAGTTGGTTGAAAGAATAAAGAATACCGAAAAAAGTGAACAAGGTTGTTTAGATGACCACTTTGGTGATGATCACAATACAGATTTTAGAGATGTTACAGAATGGTATTTACACAAAGATATGAGAGATTATGTTGTAGGGGATTATAGTTCATTACAACAGAAATTATTTATTGCGGCTAAGATGTGTAATCATTTATCTTGGAATCTTCATATACAAGAACCAGAAAATAATATAAAATTGATTGAATATAAATCAGATAATTTTTACACATGGCATTCAGATTTTAATAATGGTAAGAGTTCAAGAAGAAAATTAGTTACAATACTTCAATTATCAGCTCCAAGCGAATATGAAGGTGGTTCTACACAATTAGCAATACAAGACCCAAAGACTTTAGAATTTTATGAAATGCCAAAAGAAAAAGGAACATTATTAATATTTTGTCCATTGTTATTTCACAGAGTTACACCAGTTACAAGTGGTGTTAGATATTCATTACAAGAATTTATAATAGGAAATACTTTTGTATAAACCAATAGATATAGATACTCTTAAAAAAAATCCATCATTTAGATGGTGGTTAACAAGAGATAATTTCTTTACTGAAGATGAATGTAATGAAGTACGAAAATATATTGATAATAATGCAAAACCAAAAGTAGGTTCGTATTCTATTGTTGAAGAACAACCAATGATGGACGATGAGATTTGTAAGTTAAACATTGCTGATATTGAAGAACAAAAATATTTAGATAAAATTTGGAGTTTGATTGAAATAGCCAACACGACATCTTTCAAATATAATATTTCAGGTATATATAAAAATAAACTTATGGGGCATAGATATGATGGAGAGGACTGGTATACACCACATTCAGATTTCCATCCCATTGATCCTTTTACTGTAGTTAAGTTAACTATAATTATATTTTTAAGTAATGAGGGAGTGGATTATCAAGGTGGTGAATTTAAGTTTTTCGATGGTACACACATTGAATCAAGAAAGGGCAGGGCTTTAATATTTCCATCATTTTATGGACATGAAGTAAAACCAATTACAAATGGACATAGATATTCTTTAGTTACTTGGGCTGTAGGAGATACTTTTGTGTGATGAAAAAAGAAGATTTAAAAATAGCATTATGTATTTGTCCACAATGGTCTATAGCAACACCTTCATTTGCATTAGGTAGTTTAAATACAGCCTTAACGGAGGCAGGTTTTAATTCAACTCAATATGATATTAATATGATGAGTTCATTGTATTTAAAAAATAATCATAAAGAGTATTTCAAAAAATGGACACAAGATAATCCCTGGAGTACAAAACAAGTTTTTTGGGAAGAAATTGTTCCATTGTTTCAAGAATTTTGGTTTGATATAATAAAAGAATTATCGGAATATGATGTAGTTAGTTTTACTACATATTCATCAAACATCATGACAACAGATTATCTTGCTCGTTATTTAAGACAAATTAATCCCAATATACATATATGGTATGGTGGTCCATTTTGTTGGTATGGTGAAAATGGTGGGTTAGTTGAAAGTTCTAAAAAATTCCAAACACAGGAAGGATATGGAGATATTCCAGGAAAAGGAAAGTATAGAGAATTTATTGACATAGGTTGTGGTACAAATGAAGGAGAGAAAACCATTGTAGATTTAGCAACTGATTTAATAGAAACTGGAAGTTATGAAAATACAAGTGGAATTTGGAAGTGGGATAAGTTAAGACCATCATTTGCAACGGCATTACTACCAGGTCGTAGTGGTAGAACCCCAGTTTATACTGGCAATTTACAGATAATGAATTTGAATACTTTAAGTACACCAACTTGGAGTGAAGAAGTTTTAAAAGGTTATACTGAAATTAGAAAAGAAGATAAAACATCAGATTTTGGCCCAAAGTTGACAGTACCAATTCAAGGTTCGAGAGGATGTACTTTTAAATGTACTTTTTGTAGTGAGACTCGATTGTATAGATACAGAAGTCCTGAAAAGTTAATTGAAGATATAACAAAATTAAATAAAGAATATGGAGTTGAAAATTTTTGGTTTACAGATTCATTGATAAATGGTTCAATAAGTAATTATAAAAAATTTGTTGATGTATTGAATGACTTAATTGACAAGGGAGAATTACCAAAAATAAGATACGGTGGTTATTTTAGAACTCATAAAAAAATGAATGAGAAGTTTTTAGATGAATCAAGAAAATCTGGATTGGTTTATATGAATATTGGAGTAGAGAATGGAGTTCCAAAAACTTTAGCACTAATGGAAAAGAACCAAACTCCTGATGTTATTAAAATGTATTTAGATGCAGTTACAAAAGATGATAAAATTGCATTTGATGCGGGATGGATACCTGGATATCCAAGAGAAACTACTGTTGATTTTATAAGTAGTTTAAAGTTTTTGTTTGATACTAAACATAATTTTAAATGTGATGTTGAAAAATCTGGTAGAATTAATTTAATGAAAGGTACAGATGCCTTAGTGGATACACCACTTGATACAGAAAGAGATGTTTTTGATATCTCAAAGGATGAAAATTTACTTAAAAATTGGATAAGTAATGATTATAGAAATAACATTTTTAGTAGACATTTAAGAGCACATTTAACAGATTTATTCTTGAATATTTTTAAAATAAATCAAAGAGGATTGGTTAAAGATGAAGATATGTCAAAACCAATTGGTGAGGCTCAAGATGAAACTATGCCAAAGGCTCAATCATGGGCAATGGATACATCATTTTATAATTTTCAAAGTGATGGAAGTAACAGTAATGTTTCAGATGATAGTATTTTTAAAAACTCTTTTTTAACACCATCATCAGGAGAATCTTCTTTTAAAGAAATTTTAATAAATTCATTAATTGATGAAGTTAAAGGATTTGTATGGTTGATATATAGTTTACAAAAGAATGTTAATTTAGAATTTGGTATGACAGATAATTTTAAAGTATTTAATTTAAAGGACACTTCGTTTATTATTAATATTAATTTTGAAACCAAACCAAATTCAGATTTTAATTTGAAAGTAGATTTTAAAATTAATGTAGATGAAGAAGATAGAAAGTATTTAAATATTAAAAATGTGAATGAATTAGAATTGGATGAAACATTTGAAATAAGTGGTAATTTTGATAGGGATTATTCTGATAATAAAGTTGTTAACGATTTATATATGGATTCACTTAATGTAGATAAATATAAAATAAATATAGCAAGAACTGCAACGACTGGAAGATATTAATGATTACTAATGATAAATTTCAGTTTGTTATTCATAGAGATAATTTTCTATCAGAAAGTCAATGTATAGAGTTAATTGAATATTTTGAAAGTAAAGAATCAAAAGATTCAGAACTTGCTGGAACTTATGATAAAAATTTACTTAATAAAGAAGTTCGTAATACAAGAGAACTTGTACTTGATGATGAAAAATTAACTAATAAATTAAAAATGGTTTTTGAATTGGCAAATGTTTCCACATACAATTATGATATTAAAGAAATGGAAGAAGTTAAGTTATTAAAATATACACAAGGTGGTAGATACAAATGGCATACTGATAGTGGAGCAAAAGAAATTTCTACACGAAAATTAACTGCTATTGTTCAGTTGAGTGATGGAAATAGTTATGATGGTGGAGATTTAGAATTTGGAATTACTAATGAAACTGGAGAAAGTAATTATACCGCTACAAGAACACGAGGTAGTATAATTATATTTCCTGCATTTCTATCACATAGAATAACACCAATTACAAATGGAATACGATATTCACTAATTACATGGATGAATGGTGATACTTGGAAATAAACACACAGTTTCAATTTATTTTAAACTATTTATATATATCAAAAGGTTATTATGTCTAAATCATTATTCGACCACATAAAACAAATAACAAATGTACAAAACACTTTGTATTGGGATTCACTTGAAGAGGGTGATAAGAAAACTTTCAGCAACTATATGGTTCATAGATTTCTTAGTATGAAATCAGAATGGATACAAGTTGTAAATGAGATTCAAAAATATTGGGAAATAAAACCAAAGAATCTTTATCAGTTTTATATAGATGTATTACCAAGAGGTAGAACTTTCTTGAAGTACACGAAATCAAAGAAGAAATCTAAAGTTGAGAAGTGGGCAATGGAACACTTAGTGGATTACTTTCAATGTAGTACAAGAGAAGTAGAACAGTACTTAGAGATATTAACCAAAGAACAAGTTACATCCATCATAATGAAATATGGTGTAACTGATAAGGAATTGAAAAAAATATGGAGCAAGTAATGGAAAAACAAATAGATATTATGGACTATAAAAAAGAACAATCATTTTATATGAAAGAAATAGAGTGGGGTGTTAATTCAGATACCAATACTACTTGGATGAACCACGAGTTTGAAATTGATAGTGTATATTCAGTACAAATCAAGTTAGATTATTTATTAAGATGTAATCCAGAAAAATCTATCAATATGAATATTACTTCATATGGTGGTGATGTTTATGCAATGTTGGGGTTGGTTGATTTCATAAGAAGTTTACCAGTTAAAGTAAACACACATTGTATTGGAACTTGTATGAGTGCCGCTTCGGTATTGTTAGCTTGTGGTACAGGAGTAAGGTCAATGAGTACGAACTCAACCGTTATGGTACACGAGGGTTCAGCATTTGAGGCAGGTAAAACTACAGATGTGATGAAAGGTGTTGACCATCTAAAAGATTTACAGAAAAATATAAATTCAATTTTAGGAGAAGTATCAAATAAAGATGCATCCTTTTGGAAAAAGATTCAAAGAAATGATACATATCTAACCGCACAAATGTGTTTAGAGTATGGAATAATTGATAAAATAGCTTGACTTATATAGGTTTTGTGTTGTATATTCAAGTATGTAAAATAGGAGTAAAATAGATGAAAGTGATAACAGATTCTAAGACAGTTAGAAAGTATACTAAGGATGATGATAGTCTGTCAATAGTAGAACAAATGGAACTCGAATGGCCTGAAATGACCCAAGAGTTCAAGAAGATTCAAAGAGAACAATATGAATTGTTCTTACATAAGCAACACGATTACGGCCCTGGCAATATTAGTGTTGGTACACAATTACAAACACCTGAAGAAGTAAGATTATCCCTAATCGGTCTTTTTTTCAGGATGAATGACAAAATACAACGAGTTAAAACATTACTGTTGAATAACAGAAAGTCAGCTGTAAAAGACGAACCTGTTGAAGATGCCTATCTCGATGTTAGTAACTATGGTATTATGGCAACTATAGTGGGAAGAGACAAGTGGGGGAAGTAAATATAGGTATTGTAGGACTCGGTTATAAGGTAGAGCCGTAGTAGATGGGTAGAGTTAGTTATAGTCAATTTTCACAATGGGATAAATGCCCTCATATGTGGAAATCCAATTATATAGATAAACTTGGTACATTTACTGATAATATCTATACTATCTTCGGTACTTCGGTACATGAAGTGATTCAAGCCTATTTAGTTTGTTATTATGGCCGAACAATTAAAGAAGCAGATGCATTACCATTAGAAGATATTTTAAAATATCGCATGGAAGAAAATTACAAAACCGCTAAATCAGATTCAAAAGATGAGTTATCAATAACACTACAAGAAATGAAAGAGTTTTATCAAGATGGTGTTTATATGATAAATGAATTTAAGAAACGAAAGAGTGGTTATTTTCCAAAGAAGAATACCGAGTTAGTTGGGGTTGAAATGAGTGTAGAGTATGATTTACCCAACAATATGAATTTTAATGGGTATATGGATGTGGTTATACACAATAAGGTAACAGGCCGTATAAAGATTATTGATATTAAAACTGCCACAATGGGTTGGAATAAGTATCAGAAGATGGATAAGAATAAAACCAATCAGTTATTATTATATAAACAATTCTTTTCTAAACAGAATGATATTCCGATGGATAAAATAGATATTGAATATTTAATACTGAAGAGAAAATTATATGAAAATATGGATTTCCCACAAAAGAGAATACAGGTTTTTACACCAGCAAATGGTAAACCAAGTATCAATAGGGTTATAGGAAGATTAGATGAGTTTATTAGTGATTGTTTTGATGATGATGGAAATCACTATATAAAAGAATATCGTAAAGAACCATCAACAAAGAATTGTAAGTGGTGTGAGTTTAAAACTAAACCAGATATATGTGATAGGAAACGGATATGATTAATCCAACATTAAGAGTGTATTTAACAGATTTTATAGGTACAGATAAAGAAGATGAGGTTATAGAAAAAATAACCGAATATGGTAATGAAGTTAATAATATGAAATTATATTTTTGGTTCGACCAAACGAGAGATAAAGTTGATGTGGCTGGGTTTGTTAAGAAGTGGGATAGAATACCACATAATAATTTTAAAACTATAGTTCGTCCACAATATTTTGATTTGTTTAGAGATTTTATTTGGTATGATGTTATACCAAAACAAATAGCGATTGCCAACACGGCACAGTATACAAGATTTGCTTACAGATATACAAATGGGGCGGATGGTGTACTCGAAGGATTAGATAGTTTTAAATCAACATGGGATTTCACAGTATCAGAAAAACCGCCAAAACGGAAACAAAAGAGGAATGATTATTAAGATAGCAATAGTCGGTAGTCGAGGTTATACAAATACAAAAAAGATAAAAGATTTTATTTTTAAACTTAAAGAAAAGTTTGGAGATGAATTAGAGATAGTTAGTGGTGGCCAAAAGGATGGAGCTGATGGATTGGCTAAGAAATATGCATTAGAGTTTGATATGAAATATGTAGAATTTCCACCACAACATTATACACACAATATACATTGTGTTAAAGAGAGTTTCAATTATGGTAAACCATATGCAGTATGGAATTACTTTAAAAGAAATAAAGAAATAGCAGAATATAGTGATAAAGTTGTAGCATTTATACCCAATGGTGTTGTCTCTAAAGGAACAATGGATACAATTGGACACGCAAAAAAGTTATTAAAAAAGTACATTATTATTGATTAAGGTTATATTTATTATTATATATACATATATACAAGATGGAGTTAAAATATGAGTGAAATAAAACTAACTTCGGTTAAAGTTATATCGGAGTTATACAAGAAATTTAAAAACGAAACAATTGAGAGTGAATTTTCATTACAAAAATTAGTGAATAGGACTCTTGATTTATTTGTTTATGATGAGGAGTTGAGAAAGAAAATTCTCGAACACGATAATCTTCATCAAAGCGGAAGTAAATTTTAAATAAAAACAATAAAGGTTATAAATGTCAGAACTAAAATTACCAAAATTAAAATCTATAAAAAAATCAAGAAAAAAGAAAAAGATTTTATTACTATCAGATGATCTTCGTATGTCAAGTGGGGTTGGTACGATGTCAAGAGAATTTGTCCTCTCAACAATTGATAAATACGATTGGGTACAAGTTGGTGGAGCAATCAAACATCCTGAAGAAGGTAAAGTATTTGATTTGAATGAATCAATTAGAGAAGAAACAGGAATTTATGATGCATCATTAAAAATATTCCCAACAAGTGGATATGGTAATCCTGATATGATTCGACATTTAATCAAAACAGAAAAACCTGATGCAATCCTACACTATACAGACCCAAGATTTTGGCAATGGTTATATCAAATGGAACACGAAATTAGACAAAATATTCCTATTTTTTATTATAACATTTGGGATGATTGGCCAGCTCCAAAATATAATCAAAATTATTATGAGAGTTCTGATTTGATTATGAATATTTCAAAACAAACTGTTGCTATTGTAAATGATGTTTGTACAAGAAAACCACGAACAGATTGGGATTCCACTTATTCACCACATGGGGCTAATGAAGAAATTTTTTATCCCATTACAGATAACAAAGAATTGTTAGAAATGAAAAAGTTTAAACAGGAATTAGTAGGTAATAGACCAATTGATTTTATTTTATTATATGTGAATAGGAATATACGAAGAAAGATGGTTGGTGATTCTATTTTGGCATTTAAAGAATTTGTAAATACTTTACCAAAAGAGAAACAAAGTAGAGTTGCTTATGTAATGCATACTCAACCAGTTGATGATAATGGAACAGATATTCCAGCACTTGTTGAGGCTTTAGCTCCAGAATGTCAAGTGGTATTTTCGCACCAAAAACTTGATAATAAACAAATGAATTTTTTATATAATATATCAGATGTAACAATGAATCTTGCATCCAATGAAGGATTTGGATTAGGTACTTGTGAATCATTAATGTGTGGAACACCAATTGTAGTAAATGTTACAGGAGGGATGCAAGACCAATGTGGATTTAAAGTAAAGGATAAGTTTCTAACTGCTGAAGATTATAAAGAAATTAAATCACTACACGATTGGAGAAAGTGGGAACACAATGAAGAATTAACTTGGGGAGAATGGGTGAAGCCAGTATGGCCAAAGACTCGTTCACTAATGGGTTCAGTACCAACACCATATATCTTTGATGATAGATGTGATTGGGTAGATGCAGGAAATGCTATAAAAGAATGGTATGAAATGGGTAAAGACCCAAGAAAAAGATGTGGTACTAAAGGACATTATTTTGTAAAGAGTGATGATTCAATGCAGAGTGTTCGTTGGATGAGTAAGAATTTCATAGACCACATGGAAACAGCATGGAAAAACTGGACACCAAGAAAAAGAGTAAATACATACAAGGTATAGGAGAAATAAAATGCCGAAAAAAACAACAAAAACAAAAACAAGAAAATCACTAACAACTACTGTAAAAAGAACCAAAGATGGTAATATTATCGGTAATTTTAGAGGTAAAGAAGATCAATTTTGGACAAGAGTTTCAAGAGGATTTAAAAAACTTTTATCACCAGCATTCCCTAAAAAAAGAGGTAAATAATGACAAGACAACAATTTGTAGAAGCAAGTGGTAATTTTTCACTATATGGTGTAGCAAGATTTGCTACATATATGTTATCTGCTATGGCACTATATATGGAAAATTTCCAAGTAGCCGCAATAGCATTTGGATTCGGAGCCACACTTGGTTTCATTCGTAGATTAGCTAGAATTTGGGAGTAACAAGTGCGAATAACGAAAAGTAATACTAAGAAAAAATTTAAAAAACTTTTACGAAGTAAATTAAGTAATCGTAGGAAGAAACCTACAAACTCATATCTTGCGATGCTCAATAGAGATAAACATAAAAGAATGATGGAAGGTATTTATGAAGTTCCATATCATGAGATAACCAAAGAGATGATTCAGAAACGGAGAAGGAATAAATGAGTAAACCATTAGTTTTAGTTACAGCACCAGTAAAAACTCGTAGTGGATACGGAAATCACTCCCGAGATATTGTCAGTGCTTTACTTGATTTAGATAAATACGAAGTTAAGGTAAATCCAGTTCGTTGGGGGAATACACCAATGAATGCATTAGAAGATGGTAATCCAATACATGATAAAATAAAAGAGTGTATGTTAACTGAACCAAGTTTACCAAAACAACCAGAATTACATATTCATATTGTAGTACCAAATGAATTTCAACCATTAGGTAAAAAGAATATTGGTATGACTGCGGGTATTGAAACAACTATACCGCCCCCAAAGTGGATTGAAGGTATGAATAGAATGGATTTAAATATCCTTACTTCAGAATTTTCTAAACAAGGATTTGATCAAGCAGAATTTGAATCTCAAGATAAACAAGGAAATAAAGGCTCACTTCTTAAAGTAACTAAACCAATGGAAACTTTATTTGAAGGAGTTGATACTAATGTTTATAGACCAACGAATGAAATAAATGAGGTGGTTAAAGAAACATTTGATTCCATTGATAATGATTGGAATTTTTTATCAACAGGACATTGGTTGAGTGGAAATCTTGGAGAAGATAGAAAAGATTTAGGTATGATGGTTAAAGTTTTTTGTGAGACATTCAAGAATCAAAAGAAACCACCAGGACTTATTTTGAAAACAAGTGGTGCTACATTTTCAATTATAGATAGAGAAGAAATTTTAACAAAAATAAAAACTATTAAAAAAGATATTAAAGGAATATTACCTCCAGTATATTTAATACACGGAGATTTAACAGATGAGGAAATGAATGAAATGTATAATCATCCAAAGGTTAAGGCTCATATTTCTTTCACACACGGAGAGGGATTTGGTAGACCATTATTAGAGGCAGCTCAAAGTGGAAAACCTGTTATTGCTCCAGGTTGGAGTGGACAACAAGATTTCTTGAATCCAAATTATTCAGTACTATTGAGTGGTAGTTTAGCTAAAGTACCTAAAAACTCATTTCCTAAAGAAATATATTTTGAAGGTTCACAATGGTTTCAAGTTAATTACCAACATGCTTCACAGATAATGAAAGATGTTGTGAAAAACTATATTAAATATTTAGTTAAGTCTAAACAACTACAAGTTTATACTAAATCACTATTTAGTTATGAGAAGATGAAGGAAAAGTTAGATAAAATAATAACACCATTGATAGAATCAGTTCCAAAACAAGTTGAATTAAAATTACCCAAATTACAAAAGATTGAAGGTACTCCAGTAAAAGGGGAACCAGTAAAGGGTAAATTGAAATTACCAGCTTTAAAGAAGGTAACAAAGTAATATGGAAAAGGTAATAGATTGTCCAGTATGTTTTGATACAGACCATTGTTTCGAAGAGATGCAAAAAGAATTTAGTTCTTTTATGTGTTTTAGGTGTGGATATAATTCTAATACTACATTTAAATATGAAAGTAATGAATTGAAAACGGCACAATTAGGAGCAACACAATTAATGAATGATGTTTGTTTTTATGATGAAGATAGAGAGATAATGTGGTTTCCATCTATAGTTAATATGGGAGAGTTGGGTATGATATATCCAGAGGGAACTCAAACTAATTGGAACTATAAATTAGCTCAAGTTCGTAAGTTAACGAAAGAAGAACAAAAGGATGAAAAGTATAAAGGACATGATAAGATGTTAGATGTAGATAATTCAAAAACATTTGGACAATATGAATTCTTAGAGTGTTGTCAAAAAATGGGAATAGTAAAGGATATAAGTAATGGCTCTTAGAAATACAGCTTGGCATGCAGTTGAACCAGGACAGATTGTAACTTTTGGATATAAAAGTGAGGGGTCAAATAAATCATACAAGAGAACTGTATTGATAATTAATCCTGATATGAGATATAGAAAGAAAACTACAAAAAGAATTAAAAGATTTGTAGTTGGTATTCAATTAGATACACAAATTACAAGACCAATTACTGAGACTAAGTTAGAGATGTTATTCAAAAGAGTTGGTGGATTAGAGTTTGAAGAGGGTGCAGTTGCTGGAGATTTACCAGATAGGTTGAGTAAGGCTGGAACAATTAAATTGACTGGTAGATTAAGACCTTGGTATAAATTTTTTAGAACATATAGTAGACGAGAATGTAGAAAGAGAAGAGTTTATTTAGAAATGGATTATTTGAGAATACCAAAAGATACTGTAGATAAATTTAGTGAAGAGATAATGAAACAATACGAGAAGTTATTTGAATTATGAAAATAAGTTATGGAATAACTGTACATAATGAGGCCGATGAACTCAATAAGTTATTAGAAATATTAATACACAAAACTGATCCTGAAGATGAGATAGTTATATGTGATGATTATTCAGATGAAGAAACTCAATTTGTAATTCAATCATGGGTTCAACAATATGGACACGAAGATATGAAAACTATCAAAGTGTATCAGAGAAAACTTGATGGTGATTTTTCGGCTCAAAAGAATTCGGTTATAGAAAACTCTACGGGAGATTATATATTTCATATCGATGCGGATGAGCAGCCACACGAAGCATTACTCTTACAGCTAAAAGAAATATTAGAAATGAATGATGGAGTTGATTTAATATATGTACCAAGAGTGAATATCGTTGAAGGAATCACACAAGAACATATGAAATATTGGGGATGGAAATCTACAGAACAAGGATGGATTAATTATCCTGATTTCCAATCAAGAGTATTTAGAAATTCACCAGATATTAGGTGGAGAAGAAAAGTACATGAACAAATAGATGGATGTAAAACCTATGCACATCTACCACCAAATGAAGAATTGAGTTTGTATCATGTCAAAACTATATCGAAACAAGAAGAACAAAATAAACTATACGGTGATATAATTGGAATATAGTGCATTAACTACAAAGGGGTTAAAATGATATGAAAGATACAGGACATTGGAATTCTTCATTAGAAGAAAAAAGATATCAATATGATAATTTAAATGAAAATAGTGTAGTTATAGATTTGGGGGCTTATGCTGGGTTGTGGGCTCATCGAATAGGTAATATGTATGATTGTAATGTACATGCTTATGAGGCTGTTGAAGAGTATTATAACAATTATTTAAAAGATGCTTATTGGAATGTAATTCCTTATAAGTTAGCGGTTTCCTGTAAAACAGGAACAGATATGATTCATGTTTGTGATGAAGGAAGTACTCTTGAAGATTTAGCGGAATATAAACGAGTACATTCTACTGATAATTATTATTTGGATGATTTAGAAAATAAAGATAAGGGATTACAAGAAGTTAATACTATTGATATTAATGAGGTGTTAGAAAAATTTGATGTGGTACATTTATTAAAGATGAATATTGAGGGAGCTGAATATGATATACTCGATAGAATGTGTGATACTGGTACAATTAATAGAGTAGAGAGATTACAAATTCAATTTCATAAAGATGTAGAAGATTCAGAGAAAAGGTATGATAGTATATGTGAAGAGTTAAATAAGACTCATGAATGTTATTTTGATAGTATGTGGAGATGGTCTTTTTGGAGAGATAAATGAATGTAGCTTATTTTATTTATCATGGTGTGTATTATGAAAATGATATGTTTGATGTATGTATTAGAAGTTTAAAGAAACAATCTGATTGTGAAATATATGTTTATACACCAAATCTTGATAATCAAGAATTATTAAAAGATAGGGGAGTAAATGTTGTTGAGTTTCCTATGAGTGATTGGGAAGATAGAAGAATGACATGCAAGGTAGAAAAGGTTAAAGATTTAATGAGTAAATTAGATACAGGAGATAATATTATGTGTTTTGATTCAGATTTAATCTTCTTAAAAAATCCCTTTGATGTGTTTGATAATGATTTTGATTTTATGTATACTACAAGACATTACTCATATGAATATAAAGCAAATGGTGGCGTCTGGGGAATTAAAGTAAATGAAAAGAGTAACCAGTTTATGGAACATTATATCTCTAATCTAAATAATCCAAGTTGGGAACCTTATGTTAATTTTAGAAAGAATCATACATATAATAGAGACTTAAATAATTTAGATTGGTGGGTAGATCAAGATTGGTTATGTGTGTGTAATGATTTAAAAGAACAAATTAATAACGGAGCGTTAGGAATTCCATTAACTATTTTTGATGCAACATCAAAATATAATTTTATTATAACACAAGGACAAAAAGAAATAGGTCATCAAATAGAATTAGATGAGAACTATATATTACATTTAAAGGGCGGAGTTTTTGGTAGATGGGAAACTCAAGGTACTGTAGAGAATATAGAGAAAAACAAATTGCAATATGAAACATTTTTTAAGAATCTTTTAGACTAACCTGTAATGAGTGAGAAATATATAGCAACAGGTGGTGGTGGAGTTGGTAATCAAATAAAGAAGTTAGTTTCTGCTAAAAGATTACATTCAGATTCACAAACAGATTTAGGTTATTTTAATGATTTGTTTGAAAATCAAGAGTTATATCATAATGGTAATAGAAATGGAAAGGATTGTAATACTTGGAGATTCGTAGTTTTTCCAGAAGATAAGGAAATACCAAAAGAATTTAATATACATACTACAGGTGATGAAATAGTTGGACAAGGATTTACATGGCATGACCCATATTCACATTGGTCATTTAATGAAGATGGGAGAAATGTAGATTGTGAATATTTAAGAATACCCAAAACTTATAGAGATAAAATTTTAAAAATATTTGAAGATTATTTAACGATACATCCAGGAATACAATATTGTGTAGATGAATTTAAAAAAGAATATAATAAATTCTCATCAGTACATTTAAGGTCATACAATGCAGATGGTTTTGTTAAGAATGGTGCAAATAGAGATGGAGATGTAAAACCAAGAGCTCAAGCACGACACAAGTATTGGGATGAAGTACAGAGAAATCAATTTATTGAGTATGTTAAACAATTAAATGAAGATGTTATTTACATTTCAAGTGATAATAGATTGGAAATAGAAACTTTAAAGAGTAGTTGTCCAACAAAGAAATTTATTCATTATACAGATGTATATGAGAAACCATTTGAAAGTGATTACTCTAATGATTTTTTAGATATGATTTTATTATCACAAGGAATTGAAATGATATTGTGTAGAATCAGTACTTATTCTGAAGTGGCATGGTTTTTTAGTAAATGTAATGAAAATATAAAGGTGTATTAGTTATGATTTCAACTGAAGGTAAAAGAGAGATGTGGAGAGACATCCCAGATAAACGACAATACAAAGATACAACTTCTTTAAAATTTAAACAGGATTTGGTAGAGGCATTTGAAAATACAGAGTGTGAGGAATATACTATTTTGGAAGTTGGAACTAATCATGGACACACCACGAGGATATTAAGTTATTTATTTAAACAAGTTGTAACTTTAGATTGGCATGAAGAACCAAATCTAAGGATGGCAAAAGAGTTAAATAAGGATAGAGATAATATCATTTATCACGAAAAGGATGTGTATAGAGAATCATGGGATGATTTAAACTTACCAAAATATGAAGTAAGTTTTATAGATTGTAATCATGAATATGATTCAGTAATTTCTGATATTCAAAATTGTATAACTTTTGGAGACTCTAAACAGTATTTGATTTTTGATGATTATGGGCACCCAACTACTGGTGTAAAAGAAGCGATACAAGATGTGATTAAAGCAAATAGTCTTTTTAAATTAGTTCAATATCTTGGAGAAGGAAAGGGTAGTGATTGTAGACCTGGATTAATTTTAAAGGATTATGAAGGAGTTATTTGTAGTTATGGAGTCGTATAAATGGATTTAATATATTCAAAATTAAACCCTGATAGATTATTACACATTATATATAGGGAGAGAGACTTTTATGATATAAAAGGACACCGATTAGATATAGTAGGAGAAAAGGAATTCATTCAGTTATCTGCATTAAATATGCAACATGGCCATACTTTTAAACCACATCAACACATTTGGAAAGATGGTGAAAAGAGAACTATAGCACAAGAATCTTGGGTGGTTATTAAAGGTAGTGTTGAATGTCATCTTTATGATACAGATGCAACTTTATTACAAAAACCAATACTGAGGTGTGGAGATTGTTCTGTAACTTTAGGTGGTGGCCACACATACTTGATTTTAGAAGACGATACATTAGTTTATGAATATAAAACGGGACCATACAAGGGAATAGAAAATGATAAGGTGATGTATGATGAATAAGGGTAGTGATGTTATCATCGCGGACGATGTTTATATAAAACATTCTGGTTTAGTTACTTTAGGAAATAGAGTTGCAATAGATAAGGGATTTTACTGTACCACTCGTGTGGAAATAGGAGATTATGTACACATAAGTCCATATGTAACTTGTATCGGAAACCCAAAAGGATTGTTTGTAGCAAAAGGTTTTAATAATATAATGGCAGGGTCAAGAATTGTGTGTGGTTCTAATAAGTTTGATGGTTCGGGGTTACATGGAGCATTAATTCCTGAAGAATTACGAGGTAACGAGATATTTGGTCCTGTTATAATGGAGCCATTTTCTAACATTGGAACTAATTCTGTTGTATTGTGTGGTGCAAGATTGAGAATGGGAGTTTTATTAGCAGTTGGTTCTGTTTTAATGGGAGATACAGAAGAATGGGGTGTGTATAAAGGAAATCCAGCAAAGTTAGTTAAAAAAATAGATGGTTCTAAGATTATAGATAGAGCAAGGGTGTTAGGGTATGAGTTTTAAAGTAATAGATGATTTTGAAGATAAAATAGCAGAGTTTTATGGTTCACCATATGCTGTAGCTGTGGATTGTTGTACACATGCAATAGAATTGTGTTTGAGATACAAGGAAATAAAGAAATTTACAGTACCACCAAACACTTATCCATCGATTCCAAATTTAGCAGAGAAGATAGGGATTGAGTTTGAGTGGGAAGAAAGAGAATGGAAAGACTATTATCAATTAGGTGGTACGAATATCATAGATGCTGCTGTACTATGGAAAAAGAATAGTTACATTCCAAATACCTTTATGTGTTTGAGTTTTCAATATCAAAAACATTTAAGTCTTGGTAGAGGTGGAATGATTTTAACAGATGATAAGGAATCTCATGATGAACTTAAAAAAATGTCGTATGATGGTAGGGAATGGGATGTTCCATGGCGAGTTCAAAATATAAGTACAATGGGCTATCATTATTACATGACACCCGAAACAGCTAGTTTGGGATTAGAGAAATTACCAGAAGCAATAAATACAAAACCAAAAGATTGGGAATTGGAAGACTGGCCTGATTTAAGAGACATGGAGTTATACAAATGAAAAGAAAAGCATTTATAACAGGTATTAACGGACAAGATGGAAGTTATCTTGCCGAATATTTGTTAGAACAAGATTATGATGTATACGGAATAGTAAGAAGAAATTCTGTAGCAGAACACCAACAAAGTAGAATAGATTCAATCAGAAATGATATTGAAGTTGAATATGGTGATTTACTTGATGTAAGTTCATTAGAGAGATTGATAAGAACTATACAACCTGATGAGATATATAATATAGCTGCACAAAGTCATGTACGAATCAGTATGGATATTCCACAATTTACAGTACAGACAAATGCTCTTGGATTATTAAATGTATTGGAGGCCTACAAGAATAATTGTCCAACGGCAAGATTCTATCAGGCATCATCTTCAGAGATGTTTGGTCGTTCTGTTGATGACGATGGTTATCAAAGGGAAACTACAAAGATGGAGCCAACGAGTCCTTATGGGTGTACAAAGGTGTTTGGGTACAACATGGTTAAACATTACAGAAACGCTTATAAGTTATTTGCATGTAATGGTATTTTATTTAACCACGAATCGCCAAGACGAGGTTCTAATTTTGTAACAAATAAAGTTGTTAAGTCGGCAGTAAGAATTAAGAATGGACTACAAAAAGAATTACCACTTGGTAATTTAGATGCCTTCAGAGATTGGGGGCATTCAAAGGATTATGTAAGAGCTATGCACATGATAATCAATCATACAGAACCAGATGATTTTGTATGTGCCACTGGAGTTACAAATTCAGTTGGAGATATGTGTGATTATGTATTTAATAAGTTAGATTTAAATTATAAAAATTATGTAACACAAGATGAGAGATTTATGAGAGCAGAAGATTTAAAATATTTAAAAGGAGATTCTACTAAACTTAGAGAGACTTTTGGTTGGAAACCAGAATATACATTTGAAACATTAATGGATGAAATGATTGAGCATTGGGTTGTTTATTATAGTGGGTATAATGTATGAAGAATATAGTATTCATGACAGCAATGGTAAAGGCTCCAGATGTCTTGAATTATGCAGAATGGTGTTATAATAGTTGGGATTATTGGTGTAAGAAAAATGATGTACAATTGTTTATATTAGAAGATGAGTTACGACCAAAAGGTGATGGAACATATAGTGTTCCAGGTATGAAACCAACCTGGCAACGATGGCATGCAATGGAAGTATTAGATGCTAATGAAATAGAATATGATAATGTGGCATTAGTTGATGTTGATACAATGATTCATTGGGATGCACCCAATTTCTTTGAGTCAACTGATGGTGAGTTTTGTGCAGTTAAAGATAAATTTAATATTGAGTGGACACACAATAGTATTACAGGTTATCAAGATTTCTGGCCTGATGTTAAGTTTGATTGGACAAGTTACTTTAATTGTGGTTTTATTGTATTGAACAAGAAACATAAAGAGTGGTGTAAAGGTGTTACGGATTTCTATTACAAGAATGAAGACGAGTTAAGAAAGAGACAACATGAGACATTAAAGAAAGGTTCAGATCAAACACCAATAAACTATATGATACGAGCAAGTGAACATAAATTAGTATATCTTGATGAGAGATTTAATTTATCACAATTACATTTAAGAGGACTTTTTAGTGGGCTATGTGATATGTGGGATGTTGGTTGGGTATGGCACTTTAATGGTTTTGAAAAAACACAGAGAAATGAATTAATGAAATCAGTATGGGATAAGATAAAGGATAACTATGAAATTAAATAATACTATAGCAATAGGGTGTTTGGTTCAGTTCTATGAGATTAGAATTATAGAAGATTATATTAAAAGTGTAAGTTATGCTTTAGAGAATGTGGATAACAAGGAAAATGTTATTATAGATATCTGTTTCAATATGAATGAGAAGTTGGAATCGATAGATAGAAATGAGATAACATCACAAGAAATAGTAAAGAGAATGGATGTTATATGTGCTAAGTATAATGTAGACTTTTGGATTAATAAAGATAGGTTATTTACAATTGCAGATTATCGTAGAGAGTTCAATGAAAAGTATTGTGAGAAGGTTGATGTGTTGATGTGGGGAGAGAGTGATTCTTTAATACCAAGACAGACATTTGAAATATTAGATAACCTACATACAGCAGCAAAAGAAACAACACCAAAGTATGTTGGATTCTTTAGTACTTGTAAGATGTGGGATGATAGTTGGAAGATATTAGAACATCCAGATTTTACAGACAAACCATTTACAGAACAAGATTTAACAAATTGGTGGAGTTTGCGATACAATATGACTCAAGATGAAATGGATAAGATAAACGATAAAGTAGATGATTTAGATATTCAAGTAACAGACAAATTAAAGTTTAATGGGTGTGGGTTAGTCATATCATCGGATGTAATTAAGAGTGGAGTTAATATACCGAAGAGTGTATTCTTTGTACACGAAGATACAGCATTTATGAATAGTTGTCTTATACAATTCAAAGGTAAGTTACCACAATATATTATAAAGAATATCTTATTGGTTCATAATAGAAAGTTACCAAAGAAAAGAAGTTTCATCAAAGGACAAGATTACGAAGATGATGATCAAACAAGAATGAGAGAACAACAATATTGGTATAAGAATGCTAATAAGATGTCTCAAGTGAATGCGTTTAATTTAACTGAACAAGGATATACATATACTTGGGAAGATGTGTTTAGAGATTATGAAAAATAATGTAGTAATAGCAATAGATGATGTACATCCTGAAAAGGATTGGGGTGTTGAAGGCGATGTTCAAGTGGAATATCTTAAATCACTTAATGAGAAATAT